AAGAGAACAATCTATTCGGAAAGTATTATGATTAAACTAAAAGATTTACTTGAGGCCAGTAAAACTGGTACAACATCCTCATCCGAACAACTTGGTGGGTATAAGGGATTTGTAAAACCTGAAGATTTTGATGCATATAAGAAAGATTTAGCAAAAAAATTAAAACTAATATTAGCAGAGGGTGTTAATGATCCTGGTATATTCAAGGCCGTATTCCTTGCAGGTGGGCCTGGTAGTGGAAAAACCTATGTAGTGAAACAAATCTTTGGAATACCTGATAGATTTAATATTAGTATGAGTGGTATGAAAATGGTTAACTCAGATAAAGAGTTAAAACATTTGTTAAGAAAATATGGATTTGGTACAGATTTAGATAAGATGCCAGATGAAGTATTTGATGATTTAACCGCACCTGGTAAGAGTGGATTAAGAAAGTTTGCTAAGTCACTTACCAAACAAAGAATGAAATTGTATCAACAAGGTAAGTTGGGTATGATTGTTGATGGTACAGGCCATGACTTTGGTAAGATTAACACAATGAAAAAAGAATTAGAGGATGATGGATACGATACCTATATGGTATTTGTAAATACATCATTAGAGGTGGCACAGAAAAGAAATCAAGAAAGAGATAGAGTGTTACCACCTAAATTGTTAGAGAAGAGTTGGAAAGATGTTCAGAAAAATCTTGGTTCTTTCCAAGCATTATTTAAAAATAATTTCGTGATAGTTGATAATTCAAATCATCTAACACCAAAACAAGCGGAGGCAAAATTTGTTCCATTGGTTACTAAAGTTATTAGAAAGTTTGTTAACCTACCAATCAAAAACAAACTTGGAAAAATGTGGGTTGCAAAACAAAAACGTCTTAATAGGAGAAAATAAAATGCTTACAACATTTGATGAAATAATAGAAGTTACTTTACACCACGAAGGCGGATATGTTCACGATCCAAAAGATTTAGGTGGAGAAACCAACTTCGGAATAGCAAAAAGATTTTATCCCGATGTAGATATCAAGAACCTCACAAAAGAGGGTGCAAAAGAAATCTATAAAAAAGATTATTGGGATAGAAATAAAATTGATGATCTACCTACAGATTTAAAACACATCTTTTTTGATATGTGTGTGAATCAAGGTAGAGGTACAGCAGTAAAAATTTTACAACGAGCATGTAATGCAAAGGGTGCAGATTTGGCAGTAGATGGTGGATTCGGGCCAGGTACAAGAGCAGCAGTAGAAACTTACAAACCATCATTGGAAAGAGTTCGTTGTTATAGAATGAAACATTATTATGATTTAGTTAACAAGAAACCTGAACAAGAAAGATTTTTGTTTGGGTGGTATCGTAGAGCTTTATCAGTTTAATAAAATAGGAGAAAATAATGGCAACAGCAACAGACGGTTCATTCGTTGGAAGAACACGAGCTACAGTAAGTAATGATGCTAAATTCACTAAAATAAAAACAACTACGGCAGAAGATTTTTATGCAACAAGTTCATTTATGGGTTCAAGTGGATTTATCATACAATCTGCTGGTAATTCTGTAATTACACCTACGGAGGGTGATTCAGTTTCAGCTTCAAATTTGACCGCAAAAACACTATATGAAATAGGTGTACGAAGAGTAAGTGGTAGCGGTACAATTCACGTGGTATTCTAAACGAATGAATAAATTAACAGAATGGTTAATTAAAGATTTAATTGATGAGGGAGTTGAATTACCAATTAAAGTGGGTGATACTGTTAAAATGGGTAGATTCAAAAACAAGCCCGTTGTAGTTAAATCTATTGATTGGAATGAAAAGGGTGATTTACTTATTAATGGTCGCCCTGCATTAAAATTTAGAGTGGTCAGCTCTAAAACAGAAAATGTTGTGCCGTCACCAAGTAGAAAAGGTATAAATAAAAACAAAACTGATAAGTTGAGTGGTTATAAAAAAGTTGAAGAACGATTTGCAGTTCGAGGTAATAAAGTAGAAAAGTTTATTACTGGTAAAAACTTAACACATAAAGGTAAGAAATATAAAGAGATAGAGTTTGAGTTAGTAAAAGTAGATAACCCTAAGAAAATGGTTACACTAAGAATCTTATCACCTAAAAATTTATTTGGACAAGAGGTACCTGTGAGATTTCAAACACTAAGAAGAGGCCCTTTTCTTAAAACAGATACAAGTAAAGTTCGTGAAGACAGAACCAAAATCAAAAAAGTAGTTGGTATCTATGGTGGGAGATTTCAACCACTTGGCCTTCATCATAAAAAAACATATGATTGGTTAAAATCAAGAGTTGATGATGCATATATCACAACATCTGATATCAAGAAACCACCAAGACACCCAATGAACTTCAATGAAAAAGTTCGTCATATGGTCAAGATGGGTATTCCTAAAAATCGAATTGTGAAAGAAAAATCACCATATGTCGCTAAAAACGTATTAAAAAAGTATGATGAGAAAACAACTGCTGTTATTTATATTTTTGGTAAAAAAGACGCTGGTAGATTATCAGGTGGAAAGTATTTTAAAGATTACAATAAGAATAGAGGTAATATTTTAGGATATGGTGAACATGGTTATATTCTCACAGCACCTCACGTATCAATCAAAGTCGGTGGTAAAGAAGTAAGTGGAACTGTAATGAGAGATTTACTCGGTTCACCAGAAAATGAAAAGGGTAGAGAAAAATTATTCAAACAGGCATTTGGATACTTTGATAAGGGTATCTATAATATGATGACAAATAAATTTAAAAAAATATACGAATTCTATCAACAAGATTCTGTAAAAGAAATAATTAAAGAAGTTAGTGCTTTAGGGGCTACGATAACTGCTAGCGATTTAGATGATGAGGGTTTATATGACTTTTTCAATTCATTCGCTGATTATAAAAGAGTATCACCAAAACATGCACAAATTTTAGGTTGGGACGTAATAGATGATATTATTGATTTTGAGAATGCAACAGATCCTGGTCTTGATTATTCAACCTCAACCGTAGATAGAATATCAACCGTAACATTTGGTAGAACAATAAATCAAAACACAAAGAATACCGATAGTGTAGATAATCCATTTCCTAAATATAAACAACATATGAATCAAATGATTGATAAACTTGGTTGGGAAATCGTAAAATTCTTTGGTGAAAAGGAAATCAAAGATAAAACAAAGAAAATTAAAGATTCTGGTACACACGATATGGGAACTGCAACTGCAGGTAGTGGTAATACAAATAAACCAGAAACTCCAAATAAACTTAAAAAGATACAAGAGAATTTTCAAAGAGATGTTGAGTTACTGATTGAAGGTGGTGCTTATGGACATATGTCACATCCATTTGATGATAATAATCTGACGTTTTCAGATTTGAAACAGATAATTATTAATGGTATAGGTGGAAAGTTAGATAGAGAAGATGGGGTTACAGAGAAACTCGATGGACAAAATCTAATGGTAAGTTGGGTTGATGGTAAATTAAAGGCAGCTAGAAACAAAGGTCATCTCAAAAATCGTGGTAAAACAGCTCCAACCACAAGTGGAGTAAAGAGTATGTTTAGTGGTAGAGGTGATATACAAAAGGCCTTTGTAGGTGCGATGAAAGATTTAGAAAAGGCAATTGGTAAATTATCCGACGCACAACAAGAAAAAGTATTTGGTAATGGAACCAAGTGGATGAATTTAGAGGTTATGTATCCAGCAACAGCAAATGTAGTAGATTATGATGTGGCAGAAATAGTGTTTCACGGCACAATAGAATATGATGATAGTGGAAGGGCAGTAGGTCAACCTAAAGATAGTGCTCGTATGTTAGCTGGTATGATAAAACAAGTAAACCAAAGCGTTCAGAAAATGTTTAGAATTGGAAAACCAAACTTTTTACAAGTTCCTAAATCTCAAAACTTTGGTAAATTAAAAGGTAAATTTTTAGGACAATTGAATAAATTACAATCAGAATATGCGTTAAAGGACAACGATAGATTAGGAGAATATCATCAATCATATTGGAGAGAGTATGTATTTAATGCATCTAAACAATTTAAAGTTAGTTTGAAACCTGACCAATTTGTTAAGTTGGTTAATCGTTGGGCATATTTTGATAAATCATATAAGATACAAGATATCAAAAAAGATTATAAAGATAATCCTAAATTTTTAGATTGGATATTATCTACAGATAAAAATGATGTTCAAAAGATTTTTAAAGATAACATAAAACCATTTGAAGTTTTATTCTTTTCAGTTGGTGCTGAAATATTGAAAAACATAAGTGGGTATATGGCAGCCTCACCAAATAAAACAGTACAAAAAATGAGAAAAGAAGTTATTCAGGCATTACGGGATTTGAAAAGTGGTGGTAAGGTTGATAAATTAAAAAAGTTAAGAATACAAATTGAAAAATTAGAGGCAATTGGTGGATTAGATGCAATTGTTCCAAGTGAGGGAGTGGTGTTTAAATATAAAGGTAAGACTTATAAGTTTACAGGAGCATTTGCACCAATCAATCAGATACTTGGTAGTTTGAAATTTGGATAGGAATAAATAAATGCCCTCTATAGAAGAAATAAAATTAGCATTAGGTACAATGGATAAATCATCCAATGCATCGAGTATTAATGAAAATGTAAATCCAGCTTCATTTTCTCAAGAATTATTTGCACCTATTGAAAAATTAGAAGATCACATTCACGATAGAGATACAATTATTGAAAACTTACAGGAAGAAATACTTGAATTAAAAAATCAAATTTCTATATTAGAAAAAGAGAAATCTAATATTTTAGAAGAATTAAAGAAATCGGGTTGGTTAGAAAATAAAGTTACATTTTCATCAAAATATAAAGGTAACATGAAAACAATTCTTGGTGAAGTAAAGGTTGTAGATACAAAGATAATATCTCTGTTAACAACCATTGGAAGAAAAAAACAAGGTAATCAAAAATTAACTTGGAAAGGTTGGTTAACAATACCTGAGAATAGATATTTGTATGAAATAAATGAAAGTATAGCTAAAGATGTTTATAATGCTACTACTGAATATATAAGAAAAAATTGGGAAGATAGAAAAATATCACGAGGTGGTGGAAAAGAACAAGAATCTGTAAATTACTCATTAACATTTACCGGAAATTCAGATGTGGCTACAAGAACCTATGATTATGTTTCAACTGATTTTAATCCTGATACTTATAACCTAAATTTAGGATTTACTGTTTCTTATTGGGTTAGACCAGATGAAGTAGGAAATACTATGTTTGCATTTGGTAGAAAGCATAATAATGACCAAAGATTTACATTTGGTATTAATAGAAAACGTCAAGGATACTTTGCCGTTGGTGGAAATAAACTAACAACCTCGTGGGTTAATATGGATACTCCCGTTGAAGAATCATTATTAGTTCAAGACGGTAGCTACTGGAATCTAAAAACAGACGGCACTTGGTATCATTTTGCAGTAACTTATGATGACCGTACAGATACATCTTCTGTAGCTGCCCGTAAGGTATATGTGAATGGTGTTCTCCGACATTCAGGTACCTTCAATTGGAGTGCTACAGGTGGTTCAACTGGTGGTATCTATTTTGGAGCTCGTAATCTAACTGATGATTATAATAACGGATGGGCTTGTGGACTTGATGAAGTAGCTATTTATGATACAGCAAAAGATGCCGATTTCATTGAAAGTGTATATAGTGGTAGTACTGATTATGACCATACAAATAAAAGTGGTCTTGTAGGATATTGGAGATTTAATGAGGGTAGTGGAACTACTGTTACGGATCATTCAGGAAATGGTAATCACGGAACTTTTGGTACAATTTCTGGAGATACTACAGCACATCCAACTTGGTCAACAGATAAACCATAAACAGAGGAATAATTATGGCAAGTTATAGTAAAGAAGCAGAACGACAAAATAAAGTTTTAGGTGACCTTTTAGCGGGTAGAGAACCTGAAAAACGAATAATGGTCGGATACGATAGTGGAAATGAACCACTAAAACAAGGTGATAAAATAGACAGACTTTCAGACATTATGAAAGAAGTAAGGATGCCTTACTTTTGTCCATCTTGTGAAAAGGTAATGAAGAAAAGACTTGATGATAAGTTTTGGAGATTAATGGGACATTGTTTTGATTGTCAAATTAAAATAGAAAATAAACTTCGTATTGAGGGTAAGTGGGAAGAATACGAAAAGAAAAAAATATTAGAAAATAAAAGAGCGTATTTAAAAGATTTAAGACAAAGTATTGATGAGTTTAAGGCATCAGGAGGTAAGGCTACATTTTTTAATGAAGTTGGAGTTGATGAGAAAAATGTGGAGAAGGAAGAGTGGTCAATGGGACAAGAAAATTTTGATAAACTTGTTTCTGAGGCTAGAGAATATATAGAAAAACTTGAATCGGAGTTAGAGAATGAAATTATCGAATAAAAGAAAACTAATACTACCTGAGGATATTATATTTGAATTAATGGATATGACTGCAACTCTTGGAGAAGTTGCAGAAGAGTATCATCGTAAGATTGGACACGATGAGGAAATTGAAAACGTTTTAGAAGTTTATCATAGAATCATAGATAAGTTAATGAATTTAAATGAGTATGAATCGATTGATGAAAATGGTAAAAAAACAGTTAATCTTGAAGAACTTGTTCATGGAGCAGGGCTTTCATTTTTAGGAGAAAGTTAAATGAAAAAAGTGTGGAAAGTATTATTAGGTATTATTGGTGGTCTTTTAGCCATTTTAGGACTTGGTGCAAAAGCTTCTGGTAAGAAGAAAGAAGAAATCAAAAAACTTGATAACGCAATCAAACAAAAGGACAAAGAAGTTAAACAAACCGAGAAAAAGGTTAAAGAACTTGAGTCAAAAAAACGAGTAAACAAAAAACAAGTTGAAAAACTGAAAAAAGAAGTTAAATCTACAAAGGCAGAGATAAAAAAGGCTCAAAAGGCAGTTGAAATTGATGATGTAGATGAAGCAGTAAACTTTTTGAAGAAGTTTTCCAAATAAACTGATATATATGTATATATGAAGAATTTAATTAAAATATTATTATTCACGGGAATAGTTTTTTCACAAGAAAAGACGTATACTTTTACTGAATCTGAAATTTTGGGTTTTACCAAACAGATTACTGATTTACAGGTAAAAGATAGTTTAAACACTAAAACTATTAAAGACTTGGAATCGATTATCAAATTGTTGGAACAAAATGCACAAACAGATTCACTAATAATTACGAATAAAGACCTTTCGATTGATGTATTGAAAGAACGTTCAGAAATATTAGAGAAAAAAGTAAAACTTGTGAAACCAAGCTGGTATGAAAATAAGTGGTTGTACTTTACATATGGAGTAATTATGACCGCAACGTCTGTAAACCTTGCTGGTCAAATTGTAAAGTAATGTCTAATAATACAACACCATTAAAAGATGTAATCAAAACTGAATATGTGAAGTGTGCAAAAGATCCTGCATATTTTATGAAAAAGTTTTGTATGATTCAACATCCAATAAAAGGAAAAATACCTTTTAGTCTTTATGACTTTCAAGAATCTACTGTTCACGATTTTCAAGAAAATAGGTTTAATATTATATTGAAGGCTAGACAACTTGGTATATCCACAATTACTGCTGGATACTCTTTATGGATGATGACATTTTTTCAAGATAAGAACGTGTTGGTAATTGCAACAAAACAAGATGTTGCAAAAAATTTGGTAACAAAAATTCGTGTTATGCACGCAAATCTTCCAAGTTGGTTAAAACAAAGATGTGTTGAAGATAATAAATTAAATCTACGATATGTTAATGGTTCACAAGTTAAGGCAGTATCATCAGGACCAGAAGCTGCTCGTTCTGAAGCTCTATCATTATTGATATTGGATGAGGCAGCATTTATTGATAAGATTGATGATATATGGACTGCAGCTCAACAAACATTAACGACTGGTGGTAGTTGTATTGCACTTTCTACACCAAATGGTGTAGGAAATTGGTTTCACAAAACTTGGGTAGAGGCCGAAGAAGGACGAGGATTATTTAACTTTATCAAACTTCATTGGACGGTTCATCCTGAAAGAGACCAAACTTGGAGAGATGAACAAGATGAGTTATTAGGATTACAGAGTGCAGCACAAGAATGTGATTGTGACTTTATCACTTCTGGTACTTCAGTAATTGATTCAAGAATTTTAGAAGAATGTAAAACCAAGACGGTTAAGGATCCTGTAGAAAAACGAGGAGCGGATAGTAACTTGTGGATTTGGGAACCACCAAACTATACTAAAAATTATGTGGTATGTGCTGATGTTGGACGTGGTGACTCAGCAGACTATTCTGCATTCCATGTTATTGACGTAGAAAAAGTAGAACAAGTTGCAGAATATAAAGGTAGAATACCTACAAAAGATTTTGGTAATATGTTAGTGAGTATTTCAACGGAATATAATGATGCTTTACTAATTATAGAAAACAATAATATTGGTTGGGCAACCATCCAACAAGTAATAGATAGGGATTATCCTAATCTATTTTATACGAGTAAAGATTTACAATATGTAGATGTTCAACATCAATTAAACAATCGGTATAGGTCTCAAGAAAAAAATATGGTGGCTGGTTTTAGTACCACCGCTAGATCAAGACCTTTGATTATTGCAAAGTTAGAGGAATACTTTAGAGATAATTCTGTATTGGTTCGTAGTAATCGATTGATTGATGAACTCTTTACTTTTATTTATTTAAATAACAGAGCAGAAGCGATGCGAGGATACAATGATGATCTTGTAATGTCTTTTGCTATTGGACTTTGGGTTCGTGATACCGCATTGAGGTTACGAACAGAGGGAATTGAATTAACAAAAAAGACACTTGATAGATTTCAAGATGTCGATGGTCTATATACACCCGACTCAAATGATAATGGTGAATGGGATTGGGAAGTAGGCAAAGATAAAAATAGAGAGTCTTTAAAGTGGCTCTTATAAGTGAGGTAAAAAATGGCTGATAAAACATTATTTGGTCGGTTAAGACGATTATTTAGTACTAACGTTATAGTAAGAAACGTTGGTGGTAAAAAATTAAAGATTGCCGATACAGATAAATTACAACATGGTGTGAGAAGTCACCTTGTGGATAGATATTCAAAAATGCATAGTGGGTTGGACTTAATAAGTTCAGGATATTCTACTGTACATCAAGTTATGGCTGCAAGACTTGGATTATTCAAGGATTACGAGACAATGGATTCTGATTCTATCATATCAAGTGCTCTTGACATTTATTCAGATGAGTCCACTATGAAAAATCCATACGGAGAAGTATTGGAAATTCAAAGTGATAACGATAACATCAAATCAATATTACATAATTTATTTTATGATATTATGAATATTGAATTCAATCTCTGGCCTTGGGTAAGGAATTTAACTAAGTATGGTGATTTCTTTTTACACTTAGATATAAGTGATAAGTATGGAATTACAAACGTTATACCTCTTTCTCCATACGAAGTCATTCGAGCTGAGGGAGAAGATCCTGAAAATCCATACTATACTAAATTTTATTTAGAAACGATGGAATCAACACATCCATACTTACATAAGGCTCAATCTGGTGTAGGTAAAGTTGAGTTTGAAAACTTTCAAATTGCACATTTTAGATTATCGAGTGATAGTAATCTTTTACCTTATGGTAAATCAATGTTAGAGGGAGCTAGAAAAGTTTGGAAACAAGTTACATTGATGGAAGACGCTATGTTAATACATCGTGTAATGAGAGCACCAGAAAAGAGAGTGTTTAAAGTTGATATTGGAAACATACCACCAAACGAAGTTGATAATTACATGCAAAGAATCATCAACAAGATGAAGAAGACACCATTCATTGATGATAAAACAGGTGACTATAACTTGAAGTTCAACATACAGAACTTAACAGAAGATTTCTTTATGCCAGTTCGAGGTGGAGATAGTGGAACGTCAGTTGAGTCATTACCAGGAATGCAATATGAAACTACAGATGACTTAGAGTATTTGAAAAATAGATTGTTGGCAGCACTTCGTGTTCCAAAGGCATTCTTAGGATATGAAGAATCACTTGGTAGTAAAGCAACATTGGCAGCTGAAGATGTTAGATTTGCTCGTACAATTGAAAGAATACAGAGAATTATAACAAGTGAATTAACAAAGATTGCAGTTGTTCATTTATATTCACAAGGATTTACTGATGAAGAGTTGGTCAATTTTGAATTT